TAGTTTAAAATATCCTCGTTTAAAAGATTTCTTTTGTATTGATGTTTGTTGTGCTTGATCACCTCCACCAGCAGCGCACAAAAGATTATCATCAATATACAGTTCTGCATTTGTAGATGTTAATGTAAACGTTATATCGCTATTTTCTGACACATAAAAATATGTGGTTTCAATAATATTACCGACTAATGTTGTGGCAAATAAATCTTTTAATTTTGGAGATTCTGCAATTACATTGTTTGTTCTGCTAGATATCAGAGTATTGTCATCATTATAATATTCAATTGATACATTTTTATCAGTAACTTTATATTCATTATAAATATAAGCGCCACCGCCGCCTCCAGTCAATCCAACTGCAATTCCCGGCGTAACTGCATATCTATATCCCGAATTATCTTTATATGGAAAATTTGAAAGTTCAGAATATGTAGATGTAACAGATGACCAACTTCCAGTAACGGAAGGGTCGAAATATTTTCTCAAATTATATACAGAACTACTATAATCTTTTACCAAATTATCCGATGTAAAATCATATGTTTCATATAAATCTTTAGTTACAATGTATATGAAATTTCCAACTCTTAATGTTTGAGTATTTGCGTAATATACATTAGGAGAATTTATTGTTGCACTTACATTTATAGATCCTACTGTGGTTGGTTTTGTTGGGCTTCCGTTGTATAAAATAATAGCACCCGAAATTAAATTTGGTAAACTTATTAATTTATTATTTCTGTCTGGTATTTCTACATCTGTAATTTTTACATCAACAATTTCTTCTGAGATTGGTTTTATTTTTGAAGATTTTTGAGCGGTTGTAATCCAGAAAGATCCACCTTGAGTTAAGTTTAAAAATTTTACATATGCAGGAGCTTTTTTTATAGAAATTTGTTTGCTACTAACTTCTGTTACAATTAATTCATTATTTATAACTTCCACCACATAATTTCCTACGTCTGTTGGTATAATTCCGTCTTTAGATAAAAATACTCCTCCTTTGTATTTTTCTCCGCCTATTCTTTGTGAATTTAAATAATAATTAATAGTTAAATCATTTATAGAATTTATTGATTCCCTAGTTAATATGCTTGTAACATTTCTTGCTGCAGTATCGTAAGTAAAATTTAAATTTGAATTGAAAACTATTTTTGTTGATGTAACTTGAACCGTTAAATATGGTTGTTGTAAAGTATATTTAGACGAATGAGTTCCTGATACAGTATAATTACTAAATGACACTGGATAAATTCCCATGTTAGAATCCGAAGTAATTGTTCCTGTTGAAGGTGATGTGTTTATAGAAACCGAATCGCCTGCAATTATACCATTCAATGTTCGATTTTGATTATTAATAGAAATTGTAGTTCCAGAACCAATTATTATATTTGTAGTTGAGACTCCAATTATTGTAAGTAGTTTTTGATTTATCGTGAATGTCTGAGTTGTAGATACAGGACTTATTCCAACGATATTTGGAACAGTTGTTGCCGTCACGGTTACTGTTCCTAAAGAAGTTGCGGTTTTACTAGGAATTAATGAAATTTTGTTATCGCTTATTGTTGCCAAATTATTTCCAGAAGTAATCGTAAAATTAACTGGAAATTTGTTTACATTGTCAACTGCAATTGGTTGAATTTCCCACGTATCTCCGTATGCAACATTTGGAATAGAATTGAAAGTTATGACAGAAACTGGCAAAGATACTGTTGAAGTTCCTGTGGCAGTTCCTGAATAATTCACATCTTCAATTGTAACGGTTGCATAGTATGTTCCAACATCAATAGGATCAGATATAGGGCCAGTTGGGTTGTTTTTTCTATAAACGACGTTATAATTTAAATTTGATGGAGTGGTGGTTACTGTTACATCAAATCTATTTCCTGTATATGTATTTGAAGTATTAGTGACGGTTATTGATGCTTGTGATTTGTTTATAATGAAAGAATCGGTTTTATTTCCACAATAAAATCCATCAGATATCTCTGAAAATACTGTATATATTCCAGCATTAGTTGGGGAATTTGAATTTCCGTTATACGTTGTAGATACGGTTAAATTGGAAGGTGATGTAGAAACTGATGCTGATTTTTGAGTTGCATTATAAGTTTGAATTAAGTTTGCATGTGATATACTAGCTGAAACGCAATTATATCTTGCGTTTTGAATATCGGCAAATGTGCTACCACTCACTTTTAAATTATTATTACCGTCATCAATTACTGTTGTATATCCAATAGGAAGGTCGTGAGTAATTTTAATACTTTTTGGTTGTATTTTTTCTCCGAATTTATTCACAGAAACATTAAATACAAATATTTGTTTTGGCAAAGTTCTATTTACATTACTTGGATCTAAAGATTCTAATCCAAATATTTGTGTAGGATTTTCACTCTCTTTATAATAGAAATTTTTTGCATTATTATAAACTAATGATTGATAAGTTTCATCAATATTAACGGGATTTGTTTCTGGATTATAATATTGATTTCCTAATGGATAAAATGTGGAACCTGTTATTTCCTTTCCAATTCTGAACTTTAAAAAATCTGCATCTTGTTGTTGATATGCAATCGCAGACGAAAATGCAGATGACACAGATGACATTTGCGTTCCGTCACCGTAATCAAAGAAAGTCAAAAATAATGAACCGCTTTCACTTCCACTTTGCCAACTTATTAAATCTTCGAATCTTTGATTTTGAGAATTCCAGGATTTATTGGCAACGAATGGGGTGTATCTGATATCATTTCTTTTTAACGATTTAATCATTTTAGAAATCTAGTCTAACTTTTATCAAACATTCGTTATCAAACTTTTTGAGGATTGGTTGACTAGTTTTTGCTACTGCAACTAAATCGTTATTTTCATTATACAATCCAATAGTAGTTATATATGTTCGTGGATCAGTATAAAATTCAGTAAATCTTAATTTTCCTGTAGTGGGTGATAATACAAATGTTGGATTATTAGAATAATTAAATTCTTGATTTTTAACTCTTACAAAGTAATATTTTGATGGCAAATATTCTGATTTTCTTACTTGAAAATAACTATTCGAACATACTTTAATAGAATCGTATATTTTATTTTGGTTTAGTTGATATGTAGAACCTGTCATTTCTAATAATGGTGTCAAGTTTGTTCCAACTAATTGCGATATTTTATCCGCGTTCAATACGATTATGCCATTTTTTGGATAAATTCTACCTAAACCACGATAATCCGTTGCACCATTTATTTTATATGTCACTGATACTCCGTTTTGAATACTTCCACTAACGATATTATAACTATCCAATACAGTATCTGGTGAAGAATCGTCTACAAAATTGAATATTCCGTTACTTCCACTGAGAGAAAATTGTACATGTCCTTCATCTAATCTATCTTTAAATTTACTAGTTGTAAATGAAATTACATAAACATTTGACGAACTTATATAAGTTGTTGCCGAAGATGTAGCAAATGTAAATGTTCTATCAGATGAATTTAATAGTATATTTTTGAATTGAGAATATACTACTTTACTTGGAAATGCTTTTACAGTATTTACATCTGTGACTGAACTTCCGCTTCCATATTGATTTCCAAATGCAACTGAAAATGCAGGTTCGCCTGCATAATATACATCAGTATAATACAATCCGTTTTTCAAATCATTTATATTTGATCCGGTTGATACGGTTTGATATGGATTAGTGTAAAATGAAGATTGAAGCGCATTGACATCGCCTGCTGGCCACAATGGTGAAGATACTCTGTTTATCTTTCCATCAATTTTATCAGTGGATTCAAATTGTTTAAATATCATAAAATTAAACTGTTACGGTTACAGGAATAGTTACGCTTCCACCACTTTCATTTCCGATAATTGTTATAGTTGTAGTTGTAGTTTCTCCTACTCCGGGATTTACTAAAAACTTAAATTGTAAACCGATTACTACTTGCGAACTTTCGACTGCAACACCTGTAAAAGATGTAACAGTATTTGACACAGTATTTGCAGTTACATTGATTGTTGGAACGATTGTTCCTACGTTTTTATTTGCCAATATAGCAGTATATCCCAAAGTCGTATTATATGACGGATTTGTGCTTGGTGAAATTATAGAATCGCCTGTGAAAGTCGCAGGAACATTTATATTAGTCACGTTTAATGATATAACGGGTATTGTTGTAATTCCTTGATTCAATGTAACCAATTTATATTTCATTACTTGAGTCTCATCAAAAAAAGCTTCTAAAATTGGCGTCTTTCTTATGGCAAAATCGTTGAAATTAGATCCTTGTGGATGATTTGGGTCATATAGACTATAATCAATTTCGTCATCGGCTAATGCAAACGAAGTTATATTTAAATTTCCATTTTGTGCCAATAACTCTCTACCTTTTTTAGTTAGTGTAGCATCGACGATTATTGTTTTATTATCTAGATATGCCATATGTATATAAATAGTTTAAATTTATGTTTTTTATTATTTTATATATTGAAAATGCTTTGACTTAACGATAGACTTTGAGTCAAAACTGGAGAGTATGATATAGAATCAACGGATGATGTTATTTCATACGGACTAATTATGTTAGTTAATGATGTGTTTCTCGATTTTACAAAAACTTGATCTACATTAACATTTATCGATGCTATAGATGAATCCGAAACAGTCAATGCATTGTTGTTTTTGTCATAATAAGTAGGAACATAAGAAGAAGTATTCAAGTAAATTTGAAATTTCTCCAGTGGTTTATTTTTATAAGATAAATGTTGGAATGGATATATATTTGTTATAGATAAACTATTGTTTGCATTCAGAATATATGGTTCTCCTATTTGTTTCACATAAGAGGATGATGGAACTGATATCACTTTGTATAAATTAACCGTAATAGGATTTAATTTACTTTCATTTCCATATAGTTCTTGAACTTCTTCTATTTTTCTCAAATAACATGATGATTTTTGGATATTATCATAAAACAATCCATCTTGTTGAATATATTGATTGAAATAATATTCATTTCCATCTGATGATATATAACCATTATTAAAGTTATAAGATTTTACATAAGAAGAAGTTTGTTCAGATGAATTTATTATTACATTATAACTATCGACTGGGAAAATTTGCGTAGTCATAGTATCATAAAGATTTACACTTCCATTCAAAGATATAATTTCTTCTTTATATACTGGCTTTATTGGAATTCTTGGTCTTTCTAACAAAGATGGTTCTATTAAAATTCCACTTATAAATTTAGTTCTTGCCGGAACTATGTTCTTAATTGTGTCAAATATAGAATTATCAATATAATTTTTGTATATAGTCAAAAATTCTTGGTATAATACTTTTTCTCCATCAAATTTATAATAATTTTCACGTAAAGTGTTTAGAGATTTATATTGGGATTCAAATATATTACCAGGGTCACCTATATAATCCATCAAATCTAAATCACCATAAAAATTAGTAATGTCATCGTCCTTAACTTTGAATGGTGAAACATACACACCGAGTATATTAGAATCAGGTGACATCTCATTAATGTTTTTTGCAACACTTTGAACAGGAGATGGAAATGCTGTCAATTCTTGTTCAATTTTTCTTATTTTATTATTTTTTAATTTGTTCGGACCATATTCGGATACAATAATAGTTTGTGGAATTTCTACAATTTCAAATTGATATGGATATACTGAATGAGAATAATATGTGCATTCATTTGATTGTGTAACCGAATTATATGTAAAATTATATGCGGATGCGGTTGGATTTGGCAATGACTTTCCATCTGGAAAATCAGGTCTCAAAGAAACCACGCCAGAAGAACTCTGTAAATTTATAGGATAATCATAACTATATTTATAAAATAAATTATCCCATGTTTCTAAAGATTTATCGTTTCCATAAAAATTATAATTTCTACAATATTGAGTAAAATCATAATCAGAAATTGGATTGTCTATTAAATTTATTTTATCTAAAAGTCCGGTAAAATTATTTGTGGTATTATAATTTCCGAAATATAAAAATCCATTAGAAGAATAATATTCATTATAAGTTCGTGTCAATATAATACTAGATGAATGATTGAAAGATTCTCTATCGCCTTCAAACGATTTTAGAATTAAATCATATTTAATTGGAACATAATTTTCGTCATTTGATGGATCTAATAATGAAGAAGTTTCATTTCTACGTAATAATACATTAAAAAATAAATCTCTATTGAATACAGGAACGTCTTCTATTACTAAAGATTTATCTTGTATTTGAAAAATTACATTTCCATAATTATCACGTTTTCCTCTTCTGATAGAAAGTTTCCAATCAGATACATTTTTATTTGCCAATTCAATAGATTCGTTCTGATCAAAGTTTTTATTTAATTTAAATGTAAATTCTATTGTTTTTGAACCAGAATATGGAATTTTTAAAAATTCATTATTAGATTTAAATTTTGTAAAATAATATTTTTGATCAAATAAATATGTAGTCTTTTTATTTTTATAGATATCATTATTTCCAAATTCTCTAATCGTCAAAATATTCAATGGAATACCATGACATGCAAGTATCAAATTTATACATTCTTGTGTTCCTTTTGTTTTATAAATTTGAGGCAAAGTATCTAAAATACGTTTCCAAATAGTTTCTGTTCTATCTTTATATGATAGTGTATCGGAAATGTATGTATCAATTTCATTTTTATTTGAAAAATCTGTGGACGTATTCCACCCGAAAGTTTTCAACATATAGTATACAAAATCAGAAACATAACTATCACTTGACTCTGAATTATTTAATATAGGATATGATTTTATATAAGAATAGATATTGTCAAAATGATGACCTATCATCGTTAAAAATAATAAATAATCAGAATTGTTTTCGTCATTTTTAATATTTTCTGGTGTATTGTTAGTCAAACTGTCAACATTTTGCGTATCATATTCTTCGGCATCCAGAACATAATTATAATAGTTCGAATTGGAATTTGATAATGATCCACTTACAATAGATTGATTTTCATAAAGATATGATTCAAATCCATCAAATGAATTTAAAATTTCATTTACTTTTTTGTTATATGCGTCTATTTGAGGTATATATGATGAAGATATTACAAAATTAGATGCAATAGATGCCGATGTATTTAATAAATTTATCGAATAATTTATAGAATTTATTGATTCTAATTTATTTTTAAATACTTTTATTCTAACTGCTGCCGAAGAAAATACAATGAAATTTGAGAAATCTGAGTAATCGATATTTAATGTATTTAATTTTTTTGTTATATTAATTAAAGACAAATCTCTATCAGTAACGTTGTCGCCCAAAGAAGCAATATTTTTAACCGAATTTTTTTCTGAATTCAACATCGGTATAGAAAAATCTGGACCGGATATTTTGAAAGTTTTGAGTTCCGTTTTGCCAATTAAGATTACATTTTGAACAATTGGTGCAATACTAACATTTGAAATCCAACATAAAGTTTTAACATCATATTCACTTGGCAAAGGTGAATCTAACTTTATCAACAATTCTATATGTTTGTCATCCGTTTCGTTTTGATTGGTATAAGAATGATCTAAATATCTTATAATCACTCCGTTTCCAAAATTCAATCCGTTTTTATAATACGAATAAAATTTATTTACAAATACATTTTGAATAAGATTTATAACTTGTTTTACAAACAATTCATATACAATATTAGATATGGTTTGTAAATTTATAGCTAGATTTGAATTGAAAATATTAATTATTGTCAATTGTGTCAAGTATTCTCTTTCAATTATGTAACGTATTTGTTGAAATAATTCATCAAACGTTATAATGTTTTTAGAATATGTATACAACCAATATTTTATATAATTATTGACCCCAAATAAATTTTTTATAGTTATTTGATTCGCTAAATTTAATTTAAGTTCGTTAACGCCATTGTATATGTTATTTATAAAACTAATAACATCTTCATCTGTTTTAAAACCAAATGATTTTTTTAGAAACAAAATTTGATCTGGAAATTGAATAGAATAATTTTTATATGTCTCGTCACAATTATATTTTGATGTAGAAGTTGATAACAATTCTATTATATCTTCGATCAAAACCAATTTTCTAGAAAATGCTTCATATGCCAAATTTTCATAAAAAACATTGTTGTCATTTGATCTTTTTACAAATGAAGGTATCAATTTTAATTCAGTTCTTGATGGAGAAATATCTGAAATTATTAATGGATATTCTTGACTACCTGCTACATTTCTCAAAAAATTATAAGAAACTACATGTTGACCTTCAAAAATATTAGATGACGACAGATCCGATTTAATATCAACCAAAAAGTTACTATTATAATTTATATAATCCGTTATTATTTTTCTGTAATTGTATGTTATAGAATTATTATCAACATCTTTATACACTCCGATATCGGAAAAATATTTTAATGATGGTTTTTTATATGTCCATCCATTTTGGTCGCCTGTAGTATTATAATATGAAAATTCACTTACATCTCTTGCGGATTTTCCAAAAAATAAATCGGGTAAATTTGTATTTTGATTATATACAATAGCATCCGCTTCTGAAAAATAAGAAGCAGTATTATAACTACTTGTAAAATTACTTAAATATGGATACGGAAAAGTCATATTATGATGGTGGAGTCAATTGAGAAACAATGTCATTGAGTTTTGTATTGGCATCATCTCTTTCGGCTTTAAGTTGTAGTATTGCGTATTCTAATTCGGCAAGAGCTTCTGGAGTTATAGTAATACCGTTTGCAGATATATTCAGACTTCCACTTGCTCTTAATATAGATTCGACGAAATTAGTTGATGTATTCACATTTGTATCAATTGGAACATTTATAATCGGAATAAACTCTTTAAATACCGTAGAATTCACGGATTCTATTTTGTTGATATCATAATAATAATCATATAATCCAACCTTCAAATATTTGGTTTCAAAACTAGGATTATTTTCATTAATAACAAGATTTCCCTCCGTATCGAATTGGTAATCATATGTTCCGTTTAATATAAACTTATTTAATTTTTCTTGATACATAATTATCTTGTAATTGTAAATATGTTTCCATTGTCAAAAATTTTAGTTTCGCCATCAATTATTGTTTTTATTAAAATTCGATAATATCTTTCAACTGGCAAAGTTGTAGTATCTAAATTAAAATAATGAATGGTTCCATCACAACTTAATTTTGTATAATCATCAAAATCGAGAATCATATTTTCACTTTGATTATCTTTTATAGCAAAATATGTCTCCTCAGGCAACAAACTAGTATTCATATATTGTGTTTGTTGATATCCTTTTGTAAAATTCTTGAGTGGGAATTTTTCTCTAGCAAATACATTTATTCTGACAACAGAACCGAATTTATAATTTTTATTTAAATTCTTTACAATTATTGTATATGGATTAAATGTATTGAGCGGAGTTAAATCACCTACTATATATTCACTATCATCATATGCAATGTCCAAATATGGAGAATATATGGTATTGCTTTCTTTGCTAAAGAATTTTATAGTTCCGTTCACACTATCTATACCTGCTAGTTCCAACGATGTCAAAAGTATAATTCCTTCATTTGGAACACATCCACATATCCACCCTTTAACTATATTAGTAACATCCATGTTTATATCAGATGTTTGATAATTAAATGATTGGGATGCGATTAATGAACTTCCTGTTAAAATATCACAGAATTTAGATGCAAATACTTGAGTTAAACTAGATACTACACTAGCAGATGTTGATGTCTTTATATTTTCAATCCCGTTATTAAAATAAGAAATTACACTTGATGAGAAATAATTTAAAATACTAGAAGAAAATGAATTATTTGAAACTATCAATGAACTTGATATTAACGAAGATGATATACTAGAACTCAAATATGATAAGAATTCATCGTTTAACAAACTTGCAGATATACTAGAAGATTGTTCAGATAGAGAACATGAACATCCGCTTGAACTATACCAATAATTTGATGACAAAGTGGATACTAAATTTGTATAAAATCCATTGTAAACATTATAATCATACGAAGAAGATACACTTGCAGATATACTTGCACTGATTAAATTGTTTATATTTGTATATAATTGTGAATAAATTGTAGAGGATGATACGCTGCTGGACAAAGAAAGTATATATTGATATGACTGACTTGTGTAACTAGACAATGAAGAGGAATCATTTAATACATTTTGAATACTTGAAGATAAACTGTTCAAGAACAATATACTTGCAGTGTATTCTGTATTGTATGAATTACTACCAGTTACCAATGTTGTCAATGATTGTGATATACTTGCAGAAGTATTGTTATATGATAATATGGCGAAATTATTTACAAAAATATAATTTTGATATGCATTTGAACTGGAATTTAATGAGTCTGTAACTACCGTATTTAAACTTCCAGATAATAATGCAGGAAAACTCGCCGTCAAATTTGTTTGTAAACTTGAAGAATATTGTGTTTGAAATGTTGGAATGGAACTAGCAGTATTATAGAATACTGTCTTGATACTAGATGACGGTTGGACATAAGAATTTGGAACGGAATAATACCAAGTTCCTCCTTGATTTTGAAAAGATGCAGATGCAACACTTGAAGAAATCAAATAATTACTTCCAGATGCGTATGTAGATGCAGATCCAGTTCCATACCAAAAATCTTTTGTATTAGTTGAATCAGTTTTATAATTCCAACTTACACCAATACTGTCTCCTCCATATGCATATCTACCCACACCCATAATCCAACTATGACTTATTGGATATGCATAAATTTGATAATTCAAAGGAACTTGCGATGTCTCTGTGGCTTTTAATTTCAAATAAAATTTGATATCATTAGTTTCGATTTCACCGTCAATCAAAGACTTTGAAATAGATGATAAATCAAATTTTAAAAGAATTCTACTTAAATCTGGATCATTTATATAACTATAGTATGGTTGATATACATCAGCGGTTCCACTTAATTGACCGTTCAAAGAACCATTAAATTTGTAAAGTGTTCCACTAACATAACAAAAAGATCCTGTAAATGATCCCGTTACACTTCCAGTAACTGATCCTGAAAAATGACCACTTCCATTGGAAAAATTTGTCCGAGCAATTGCGCCTCCATTATAAGATCCGGATAATCCTCCATTAAACATAGATGCACTAAAATATGAAGATCCAGATACATACAACCTTGAGTGATTATCTTTTCCTGATACGTCTCCGATAATTGATCCTGAATAATTTATAAAAGATTGACTGAAAAATCCATTAAATGGAAGTGTCACGTATGAATTCAATACTCTGGTAAGTTGTGGAATTGATTTTAATTCTAAAATTTCATCGATTCCGAAATTTTTATTGACATACGCAATTTCATTCGAAATATATGTGTCTTTTTCTGGATATACAAATATATGCATATTAATTTACATCTCCTACAATATCGGTTTCTGGGTATTTTACTTCAAACACACACGGATCTAACGATGGATATATTATTTTGTTTTTGGTTGCTGCGGCAATATCATATTGATGTGGAGAATAATTTCCATCATTTATATTCAGATTACGTATGACTAATTCTGCTACAGATTGCACTCCGTCTACTCTTGCAATTTCTAATTCAAGTTGACTTAAATTTATCGGTTGCGAAAATCCCCATTTTTCAATATCAAAAAATTCTTTAACTTTTTGATTGCAATTATTTAATACGTCTCTTTTATTATAATTGTTATAAATTACAATTTTATAATTCACACCTATGTTTATGATGTATCCATCTATAATATTTATTCCATCTGTCAAAAGTCTATATTTTGATAAATATTGTTTTAAATTATATGTCAATGCCTCATTTATTTGAGTCAAATGTTTCTGTGAATCATATGATAACACATATAAATTTATAGAAAATGGATTGCTGATGTCATAATTAATTTTTCTAAAATAATTCTCGACCGCATCAGTTGTTGCGGTGGCATTATTATTATTGTCTACAAATCCACTAACGTTTTTTTGTAAATTAAAATTCAAATCTACGTCTGATTTTACATATGCCTTTGATACGCTTCCGAATCTAGAAGGCATTGATAATGATCTAACTACATAGTCATCTTTGGTAACTGCTCTGTTTTGAGAAACAAATAATGATATTGCATTTTGTCTAATTTCCTCAACGCTTTCTTCGTCTTTTCCACCTGTTGCGGATATGAAATTATTAACTCTCAGAGATTGAACCATTGTATTAAATAAATTTTGTTCAATTGGATTAAACGATGATGCATCATTTAATAATTCATAAGAATTTATTCTTATAATTTCATTTACATTACAATTAGATAATAATCCGCCTCCTACTATATAAGTTATAGTCAAAGTAGTATTTGATGGAGATATGCCGTAGGTATTTGTTTTCAAAAAATTGCTGCTATCTAACGAAATGTCAATATTTGATATATTAGCTAATCCGATACCAATTATATCAGAATTTGGGTAAATAATTTCGTCCGCAGAATTGTCTAAATTTGCGCCAAACTCCAAATATGTTGTATTATTTGCAGTTATATTTCTTGTAAATTTTCGTGAAGTCTTCAATGACTTCATTATTTTAGGAACTTCTGTTTTATAAATATAAAAACTACCATCATTAGTCTCAATATTATCGATATCTGTAAATATTACATCTTGTGCTAAATAATCTACCTCATACCATTTGTTATTGTTACTATCTTTTATTTCTACAATTTCTAAAACATTTGTTTCATCAAATTCCACTTTATAAAAAGGAGTGGAGTTTCCAACTGATACTGTTTTTACAATTAATTCACCCGCAAAGGCATTTACTACTTTTCTTAATAAAAAGAATTGCGGAACTCCTAATGAATCTCTGGAATATATAGTTACTTCTCTTGGTGAAAACTTTGTGTCAACCGAAAAATCAATCGGTTCGTTTGTTAAAAATTTTTGGCCAGATGTATTTTCGAATTGAGCATATTGTCTCAATGATAACGCATATTTATCATCAGGTATATAATTTCCATCATTGTCTATTTTTGATGGAACTAATTGAAAAAGTTCTAATTGAGTAATTGCCGATTTTGTAGCCGAAGGACGATACCCAAGATATTTTGCCAATGTCAAAACATTCTTTCGTTCTTCTGCATATGGCATCAAACTTTCTTTAAATTGATAATCAATATAATAAGATAAAACATCTCCGACATATGATGCCTGTTCGATAAACATTGTGCCAGGTGATGCATCACTAAAATCTTGATAACTTCTTGGATAATAGTTTTTCGCAAAATCAATTAATCCCTGTTTAAAAGAGTTAAAATCTCTATTAAGATATTTAACATCTTTATTCAGAGGTTGGAATGATTTTTGTATAATATCAGGCATATTAATTATATATTATTGGTAGTTACAAATGAAAAACTACTAGTTTGTTTGTTATATGTAAATTGAACGTTCACTCTTATTATATAATTATTAATGTCACTGTTTTTTTCAGCAGAAGAAATATCTAAAAACACTTGATTTACAAAAACATTTGGAAACCAAGTGTTAATATCTTCTATTATAATGTTTTTTAGTATTTCCTCAAAATCTTCTGTTCTTTGCTCAAATAAAAAATTATAGAGTCTAGTGCCAAATTGAGGATTAAATCTACGTTCGTTGGGTCTGGTATTGAAAAAATTCAATAAATTTGAACGGATTTGAGTCAACGAATCATATGATTGTTGAAAATATCCACTATTACCCTTTTGTATCGGTAAAGTTAATCCTATAGTAGTCATATTTATTCAGTTTGAACCATCGGAGATGATATGTTACCTTGTTTTTTCTTTTTATCTACCGCTTTCATTAAAGATCTAAAATCTCTGTTCATAATCCCAAGAACCTTTGATTGTTCTTTATTAACAGGAGTTGGAACTTCTTCTACGGATTCATTTAAAATAGAATTTATTCCAGAAGGTTGTATAGGACTTGAATATCCTACAAATGATCCTTCTTTTGGAACTCCTCCAACAGTTTCATTCAATATTTTATTTAATGTTTCGTTACTTGTATACTTCTTAAACTGTTTTGTAGGTTGTGATACCGAAGGAGTTTGAATAGATTCTTCAGATTTAGATGATTCTTGGATATTGCCTTTAACATTATTAGACAATATTTCGGTTAATATCTGTGGTATCATAGTAGGCAATATAGATTTTAATTCTTCTTGAATAATGCCTCTTATTATAGATTTTAATTCGTTAGTCTTCATATAGTATAATTATCAAATAAAATTAGATTAATTGATATGTAATTTATTTTGTAGGAGGTTTTGTAAGATCGCAGGGCAATGTAAAATATGGTGGTTTTGGAATTGTTGGGAGATTTGGAAGCAAATCTTTAATTTTTGGTAGTGTAATTGGTTCATTCAACCAAAGTTTTACTTGTGCTTTATAATTAGGTATTATATCTTTTAAAGCATTTAAACTTGGAACTGCTGGACATGGAACCAATCCCAATTTTTCAATTTCATTTTTTATCACATTTGTAGGATTGACAGAAGGTAAATTTGGAACTCCTGGAATGGATAGATCAGGAGCCTTCGGTATAAATTTAGTGACATTATCTACTAATTCCTGCTTACTAGGTAATCCTACCTTTGGTCTTTCAGGTAAAGGAGGACATGGTATTGTATCCAAAGATAAAAGTGGAAATTTAGTGCAATCAATCAATGGTTTTTTATATTTTAAACCAGAAACAGTCTTTGTTGGTTCTGTTTTAATTGGATTTGCTGATTTAATATCAGTGAGAGAATTAGCAGTATTTGAAACACCGCTAAGTGGATTCGATAAATTTAATGATCGTGGTGGTGTTAGTATTGCCATACTTTTTATAAGTTAGAAAATTTTTTATGAATTTCAGACGGATTTGGCCCTCTGACATTTCCAAATGGAGCAGATTTATATCCACCCGGAACTCCTTCTCCGGTATAGGGATTTATAAATGTTTTAGTAAGCATCGAAGAATATAATCCAGGAGCATATCCACCTCCTGTTAAAAATACTCTTTTGCTCAAAATTACACCTAAAGAATCCCGTAATTTTTGCAAAGCTAATTGTTCAGTCGAAATTTCCGTATTTGTTGGCACGGCATTTAATGTATTTGACGGCACCGCATTCAATGTAGGACCAGTTCCGAGTGTTTTCGTAGTATCTATACTTTGTGGACTTGCCATACTAGTTAGAGCAGCAATAGTTCCGTCATCTGGTATGCCTGTAGTTATACCATCTAATGTAAGAGGTGGTATTGGTGGTCCGGTGATATCTCCGCCTGTGCCGCCACCTACATGAACGTGAGGGTCTGGATGAATATGTGGATGTGTATGAACATGCGGATGTGGATGTATATGATTATTTCCGTGTTTGTGATCTAATAACCAATTACATAGATCATATAACCAATCTACTAATGTTTGTCCTAATACTGCCGGTTCATTTGTTTGATTATATTCTCCCAAAAATATCACCGGAGAATTTAATACAGTTTTTGTATTTGATGTTATTACGATTTGGTTCTCTGCATCAACGGTATATTCATCGTCCGTGGCAATCGCATATCTTTTTTTACTAAAATGAAACGTTTCTTCTGCTTTGCTACTTAATATCAATCTATCGGTGTTTATAACTATTTGATCTCCGGTCAATTTATTTGGAAAAACGAATTTAGTAGATCCTTTTGGCGAAAATGCGGGATTTTCCAATGGAATTACATCGGGAGATTGAAATATTCTTTTTGATACAGTCGATATAAACGGTGATTGAGTAAGACCAGAAGTTATATGAATTGATGATCCGTCTTCATTTATATCTTCGGTTACAAATCCCCCAGGATTGGATTCTGTTAAATTATTTTTTATTGGTCTCTGACGATTTCTAATCAAAATCATCGGGTTTCCGCCGCCGGTTGGTATATTCGTATAAGAATTTTTAACTTTGTTATAATAATCTCTGTATTCTATTGGCCCAGTGTCATTATCTCTATTCGAATCGTATGCAGAAAATCTTATAGATTGTCCGAATCGACTTTCAATTACAGTATCTCCTTCGTATTTTTTTATAGCTCTAATATTTTTATTGGCAACAAAATATCTTCCTAATGCACCAATGTCATTCTTGTTTGCATATTTTTTAGATACCATTATTGATTCTGGTCCTTTATATGGAACAATAGGCTCATTTGAATTTACTCGTTTCTCTGTATTAAATTTGGATGGTCCCGCATTTCTTTCTTTTGATAAATCTGCACTATTATTTAAAAATCCATTTGGTATATTTAATTTTTTGAAATAATATAACTTTTTGAAGTATCTTCCGACGATTACAGTTTCATTAACTAATGGATATTCGATGATTCCAGTGTTTTCCATCGGAATTGCCCAATCATTAATATCATCTTTGTTTATTTTATATGCAGAGACAAGAGGTCTAACTAAAATTCTTCCGATCCAAGAATAATCTATAGAATTTTCTAAAACAGGAGTTCCATCAAACTTATCAGGAACAGACGTATTATCCATTATTACATTTCTGGTTTTAAATATAGGATGATTTTCATCTAAAATCACATCCAATACCACCGCCGGTTCGAATTCATAAAAATGTTTGTTTTCGTCAGTATACATACTTATTTTTTAGTAAATTCTATTGGAGTATTTAATTCTTTAGTTATTTTCTCAGCTTCTTCCATTAGTTGTTTACGTTCTTCGTCGGATAATGCAAACCCAGATTGATTTTCTCCGGGTTGTGCATTTGAACTAATCAATCGTTGAACAATAGCGGCCAATTTAATTAATTGTTCATCGTTTCTAACGCCAACGTCTAAATAATCTTTTATGAGTGGAACTATGACTATAGCATCATTGGCGGTTTTTATCATACTTCTGAGGTCGGATATCAAAATATCTATTTGATTTCTTTTATCATCAGAATTTATTACGATATCCTTTAATACAGAAGAATATTTTTTGCCTTTATACAATTCAAAATCAAGATCCATATACCTTATATATATGGTTAACGATTGATTTTATCTGTATAAATCCGTCTGTAAAGCACCTTTGTCCAAATAAGATTTAGTTATAATACTTTGATAATGTTTCATTTTATTTATAACTTTAGTTATTTGTTGAGTTTTACAAGAACTAATTTCACGAATATACAAATATAGAGATTTTTTATTGAAACAATCAATACGATTACCGTTTCTAAATAATTCAATCACTGCGTTTGCAATACCTAAATCTCTCTTTTTTGTAAAAATTTTATGAATGTTCTTTTCCCAATATGTAATCATAATCTTCATGAACTCAGACATTTCCGTATTTTTGTGATGTGCATCTTCCACTTGTAAACATACAGTAGATTCATCCGGAGTATCTGAAATACTTACATGTTGATTAAACTTTTTATAATTGCCATTATTATGAAAAATTAAATAGTTTTTAGCGACAATACTAAAATAACTGAATGCTTTTCCTTTACCTTTTTCAAACTTGTGCATATTTGCTACCAAATGTGCAACAGTCTCCTTTTTAATTTCAGAAGGGCTATTATCAAAATAAGTAAATTTAAAAGTATTAAAAATATTTTCTACCAATTTATCAAACGCATTTTTAATGTGACCTTCATATATCTCATTACGAATAAACTGATCGTCCGTCTCGTTGTATAAAATGATATATTTCTCTGTTTCTTCAGTAAAATACATCTTAGTTACAGATGGTTTTCTTTTTTTTCTTTTCTTAACTGGTTTAGTTTCTTCAACTAATTTAGTTACTGGGTTATTTTCTTTTTTTAGAACAATAGGTGATTTATTCTTTTTTCTTACTTTTTTAATCTTTCTAGATTTAGGCAATAATTTTCCTATTTTTTTGGATTTTTTTAACTTTTTAATTTTTTTCATTCAGTTCTTTTGTTGAGTTTTTCTATCAACTTTACAATTTCTGAAAAAACAAAACCTACATCATCATCTTTCTGAAAAATTTGTCTGTCATCTATTTCTTTTAACTTCTGAAGGGTATTTTCAGTCGTTTGTTTAAATTCAGATATCCAATTAGATAGTGTATCTATCTTTTCGTATAATCTATCAATTGACATCGCAAAGTAAATATTTGCGCATATTGATACTGTCAGTAACACACTTAATATTATTGTCATAAACTATTCCTCGTCGTAATCATCATACTCGGATTCGTCTAAATATTCTTCTAAATAAGATATTGATTCTTCGACTAAATCCCAGTCTTCAGTTTTGTGTGACGATTTTAACAAATTCAAAATTTCTTTTATATCAGCTTGGTCCATAATTGTGTCGATATCTAAATATAGTATTTAAAAAGAAAAAAACAATAAAATATTTAATTTTAATTTAAAAAGAAAAATATCCTTTCAATCCATCCGATGATGTCGCAACTTCTTTAATAACTTCTTTTTCAACTGGCACTTCTTTAATAACTTCTCTATCTACAGGAATTTCTACGTTTTTAATTATTTCTTTTTCAACTGGCACTTCTTTAATGATCTCTTTAACGGTTTCCTTATTTGATTCCTTTTCAGAAAAATTATTTTTAATCTCATCGTTTTTTTGATATAAAGTGGTATTATATGCCAACAATAAACATACGGCAAGAGGGTCAAAAACAGAAATTAATGCTATAATGAACCATTTTACTACTTTATTCAAATCTACACCAAATTCATCTGCAATGAATTGAAAAGTTTGAATATCTTTTTTTGAACCGTTTTGGATTCTCAAATCTGTTATTTGTTTGTCAAAAGATTGAAGTTCATCAATTCCCTTTTGTATCTTTTGATTTTCAGATTCGATATCTTTTTGACTTTGTTCGATAAAATCAGCAGTTTGTTGTTGAATCTGACGTAATTGTATAGGATTTCTCGCAATTAAATTATTAGTCATACTCTCATTTAATCTAGATTCTTGACTATTACGAAGAGATATAACATTTTCAATTCTCTTTTTGGATGCATCAATTTTATCTTGTGAATATTTTTTTTGACTTTCAATTATTTCTATTTTTTGATTTGAAATTTTCATTTCAAGTGCTGATTGCTGATAAGCACCTGTCAAATAACCAAATATACCTGCACTAGTGATTAACATCAAAACTAAAACAGAAATAACTAAATAACTCTTTAATAAAAATTGAGATTTCTGCCAGTATCTATACAAAAAACTTGTAGCCACAAGTTTTCCTATTTCCAATGAACTTGCCATTATCATTGCAGCGATAGATGACCCACTAAATAACATTCCGATACCTATAATACTAAAGAAAGCTGCACAACTTGCGATGAATAATGATGATAATCCTACAAGTTTTTCAAAGTTTATTAAGTTTTTCATACTTCATATATATAGACAAAAAAGAAAACCCTCTCATGTTTATAACACAAGAGGGTTATTATATAAATATATAACCGATTACTTAATTGTAACTTTTCTTACCTCAGGAACCACAGGTTTTACTTTATTGAGAGTTATTTGAAGAATTCCGTTCTCAAATGTTGCTGAAACGGTATCTTTTTCAATATTCTCACCCAAAGTAAATGATCTGCGGAAATTTGATCGTTTTAATTCTCGCTTAATATACTTCCCACCTTCTGTATCAGTAACGTTTTTACTCTTTCCTCCACTTACGGTTAATACATTTTGTTGAACTTCAACATTTACATCGCCTTTTGTTAAACCTGGAACTTCGGCTTCTATTACCACTTTATCATTGAAGTCAATAACATCAACTCTCGGATAAGACCCTTTTTCAAAAAAGTCTACTCCAAATTCTTGAGTAAATGAAGGAACGTTTGCTTTAAAAAATTCATCGAATAGTTGGTCGAACGGTTGTAAAAACTCGTCACGATGAATTGCACGGGATAACGGATTATTTTGATGTTTTACTACTATCATATATATTTTTCTTTCTTAAATGGTCTATTATAGACCCATTTTCATGTATTCCTTCAGGGACATACAAGGATGACGACTTTAGTCATCTAACTTATATATATCAATTTATAAGAAAAAATTCAATTTTTTTATTGCCATTCTATTATAATTTGACCATGACCACCAATTCCTCCATTAACAGTAGTCGTTGTGGCGAATGAACTTGCTCCACCGCCCCCTCCGCCAGGTGATTCTCCATTATATCCAAACCAAGATGATGATAATACACCAGATGAAGAAATATTAGTGTTTATTAATCCACCCGAACCTCCAAAATAACATGCACCACCAGCAGAACCCGAAACTTCGGTTGAAATATATCCGTCTTCACCACTTATAATTATACTTCCAGAACACAATGATCCCTTTCCACCAGATCCGCTATTTGGAGTTGTAACTCCGCCTTCTGCACCATATCCTCCATCAGCAAGAACAATCATTGTGCTTGATGTCAAATATACATAAGAATCTTCACCAGCGATGCCTTTACTTCCAAATGCAGATGGAGATCCCAATGAACCTGTTCCACCAGTTCCACCAGTTCCAACAACTAATGTCAATATATTGGATGATGCGGTTGGTAGTGTATAATAAGATTGAACATAAGCACCGCCACCACCACCGGATCCTCCTACGGTGCTTCCATTTGAAGTAGCACC